TCTTAAAGCCGATCTTAGGCTGGAAGGTGTTCTCTCCAACGGCACGAACCATCTGGAGGGGAACATATGGGCAATAGAAGAGACCAGCGTCATAAGGTGAAGAACCCTTATAACCAACAACGTAGTATTGCTCAGGCTGGAGGTTTGATGAATAAGGATCGATGTATACACGATACTTACCTTGGAGAACACCAGCGAAGGTGTTGCCAGTGTCATCAACGTTGAGGTTTGCGTTCAGAGCAGGGGTGTAATCAAGAACACCTGCCATGGTCAGAGCGGAGGCAACGTCTGCGGAGCAGAGGATCATGTTGCCCTTTCCTCTACGAGTTCTTTGTGCGATTGCGTTGGCATCGCGCTCGATTTGGAAGATAAGACCCTTGAACTTCTCAACTGACCAACGACCGTTGGAGTCAACGTCGAGGTCGAACTTGCCTTGAGTAGCAACGTTAGTTTGTGCGCCAGACTCAGCGGACTTATAGATGGTACGAATAACTTCGCGGTTGATCTCAGCAAGAATCTCAGTTGAGAGAATGTTTGCGAGTTCCGCTTCAGCATTCAAACCATGAATAGCGCGGAGGTCTTGAGCAAGCTCAAGGCTGTATTCTGCTTTCAGAGCACGGCTCTTAGCAGTAACGGTGACCTTCTCGATCGAGAAAGCCATCTGGTTGAAGTGATTGCTGTTCTCACCGAGTCCTTCAGCGTCCTCAGTATCCATACCCTGACCAACTCTATAAGCAAGTTGGGTAGCGTTTGAATCTGGGCTGAGAAGACCAGGATTGCTTCCTGATTGTGCGGTAGTACCGAAACCAACGGCAGCGCCGTTAGAACCAGAAACATAACCAGAACCAAGTTCTGATTCGAGTGCCGAAGAATCAGTTCCAGAGAATCCAGTATCTGCTTCGTTGAAGAATGCTTCTGCGCCAACCTGATTCTGGTAGCGTGAACGCATTGCGAAAATTAGTCCAGTAGGACCGTTCATTGGCTGAACGCCTGCGAGGTCATAAGCGACCAGGTTAGGCATTGAACGGCGAATGAGGCTGATTAGAACGGGGTCGAAACCAGCAGTTGGTGAACCAGCAGTAGCGGAGAAACCAGCGGTTCCACCACTAGAAGCGGTTGAGTTTACAGGAGCTTCGGAAAGGAATGCACGCTCTTCACGGGCTTCTCTCTCTTGGTTCTCTAGCAGGATAGCGGTGACAGCTCTACGGTGTGAATCTTTGATTGGATCCATTCCCTCGTAATCGAGGATAGGTGCCCACTTCTCCTGCAATTGCTCAGAATTGAACATTTGCATTTGATTTTACCTCTTTAAAAAAGTTAGTTTGATTTGGGATAATTTAAAAATCACTTTTTAGAAACTCTGCTGAGAGTCTGAAGATATGCTTCCATAATGGAACCAACTTCTGGAGTAGAAGTCTGACTTTCGGCGGACTCTACAACAACTTCAGCTGCTTCTCTTTGAGTACTAGATGCGGACTTTGAAAAATAAGAATTCTTCAAAGTAACTAGTTTCTCACGATAGGTCTCTTCACTATCAAACTCAACATTTTCAGCAAGAGAAGCGAGTTTTTCCTTCTGAGTGACAGCAAGTCCTTCAGAAACTTCTGCAAAGATTACATCAGCAACTGACTCGGCTAATCTTCTATTAAGAGCAACATTTCTTTCGATTTGCTCGTTGAGTTTAGACTCCATTTCATCTAGTTTATCTACCATGCTCTCGATAACATCATATCTATCTTCAGGGATGGTTACATAATGATCTTCAAAAAGACCCTTCATTCCAGCAAGGAATGATTCGGTCATTTCGGTCTTAAGACCGTGCTCAATAGCAAGAGTGTTTTCTTCCAACCACTCTTGAGCAACATATTCTAAGTATGAATCAACACGCTCGGTGAGTTCAGTCTTAACAGCAGCAACTTCTTCAACAAGTGCTTCCTGATATTGTGCCTGAACTTGCTCTTTGATTTCCTCAACCTTAGATTTGATTGCGGTTTCAAAGATGGTGCGTGCTTTATCTTGGAATTCTTCGGAGAGTTCCTCACCAGCAAACAGAGCATTGACATCTTCTTCGATATCAAATTCTGCTGTGATCTCTTCCTCGTCGGTATCTTCAGCAACCACTTCTTCTTCGGTAGTTTCTTCTTCAGTTACTACTTCTTCCTCAGTGGTTTCTTCTTCAGCAACGATTTCCTGATCCTCTTCGACCTCGGACTCTTCTTTAACACCAGCAGGCATTGCCTCTGCTGCTTTTGCGCCCTTATTAACGACATCCTTAACCTGTGCTAGGCTAGGAGTCCTAAGTTTTGCTGAATCGTCGTCTGGACGATAGTTATCAGGGGTAGGACCGCCAAGATCTTCAACACTTGGTTGACCTGGAGTATCCAGATCCAACTTCTGCATTGGCTCAGCAGCAGCAGCCCCTTTGGTTACTGCGTTTTCCATTTCTTGTAAATTGCTACCAACGGACATTTGTTTTGATTAACTTATTTAATCTGTATTTATTTATATTATTAGAGATTTGCTAAGAAATCTTGGAATAATTCCAGTTTTTTCTCTTCAAGCATTCTCTGGTCAACAAGAGTATTAATTCTCTTTTTGGTTTGTGTTGCTAATTGTTCACGAAGGATTCCTCCTTCCCAAACCCATTCTTTTCCTTCCATAATTCCCGAAACAAAAGCATCAGGAGCAGAAGGATCGGCAACGATATCAGCAGCAGTCGCTAACATGAAATCTTCACCAACAATTTTGTATCCTTCACTTGTAGTTTTTAGTGAACCTACACCACGAGAAGAAACACCAAGAGTAACTCCTTCAGTAATAAGTGATTCGGCAATTTTACCCATAGGTGTTGATAAAAGTTGTGCCTTGCCGATAAAATTAGATCCCTCACATTTGAGAGAAATAATCTTATGTGATACTCGATCAAGGTTTACGGTAGGACCGTCTGGGTGACCGAGTTCACCAAGAGCACGACCTTTTTGAATGAAATTTTCATTGTATCTGCTTACTTCTCTGGAAAGAGTTTCCATAGGATACATACGACCATTGCGGTTCTGAATGTCTCCCTGAAGGAAAACACCTTCAATGTAACACTTTTTACACTTACCCTTTCCTTCGGTAATAAATTCTACCTTTGAAATTTCTTCTGTGATGAGTTTCATTTGTTTATCCAGTAAATCCTACTTTTGCTCCTTTGACGGAAGTATCTGCAGCAAAAACACAATATGAAGGTTGTTTCTCAAGTAATTCTGTGGTTCCTCTTAACATTGTAAAAGTTCCAATTACAGATCCACCTTGAGATTCGACAACTGTGATCACGTGATCGGCAGAAGTTGAAGTATTGACCAAACGAACAACGGTAGCACTAGTAAAGCTAGTAGCAGTTCCGGTGTCTGTTGGACAATTGATTTCTTGTGCTAAAATTAGAGTTCTTGACATCACTCCTCCGTTTCTGCTTCTGATTCAAAATCAAACATTGAATTTGCAACTTGTGGACGAAGATCTTCAATATTTTTAGCTGCTTTATTGAATAAAATATCTTTAATTTTATCGCTAATATCTACAGCAGAAGCATCAGTTGCAATCAAATCGATAACATCTTCCATGAAATTAGTTTAATATGTATATTTTCTATTTATATCTCTGCTAATTTGGTATCTTTTTTTAAATCGGTAGTTACATTATCCGTCTCTAAATCTGGTTCCATCGGAACATCGCCTAACATATCTCCGTCAGGTAAAGGTTCCCCTGTGATTGGATCTATAGAATTTGGATCTGGGATAATTCCATCCTTAATTTCTCTCTCAATCTGCTCATCAATTTCTTTTATCTCAGCATCAGTTTGCTTCAGTACCTTTCTACGAACATAATCAACAGAAAAATACTTACCAATATATGGTTCAATAGTTGCTAATGTACCTAAACGGTCATTCATTAATTCACTTTCTTTCAGTTCCGAGAACTGATTATCATACAAGAAATCGTATTGAATATGATCTGAAATCTTTTCCCAATCCTCTGGAGTAATAATATTCTTAAGAATTAATTGTGTCTTAAGAATATCACTGAAAAGGTTGGCAAATCTCTTTCTCAGTCTTCCTACAAATTTTGTGAATTTGAGTTCATCTCTTAAGATCTCTGAAGATCTACCGAGATTGAATCCACCATCATTGGCGATTCTAGATTCTGGAACTGCGAGTGCTCTATAAAGTTTCTTTTGAAAATATTCAATATCAGAAAGTTCACCCAAATTCTGACCACCAGGAAGAGTTGTGATCTCAGTTCCTCTACCACCCTCACGACGAGGAAGCCAGAAGTCTTCCATCATGGACATGAATTTGCGATCATCACGAATTTCTCCAGTTTGTGCATTATAAACCTGCTTATTGCGATAGCGATTCATAACATCACGAAGATATTGCTCAGCCTTTACTTTAGGTAGATTACCAACATCGATATAGAAAATTCTACGCTCTGGTGCGCGTGATAGTCTGTAGATAACGAGTGAGTCCTCAATCATTCTAAGTTG